AAATTTAATATTATTGGGCAAGAGATAATTTTCTTCTAAAGATTTCCAGACTTTACTGCTCCAAATTACCGGACCTGGCCCGAAATCGTATATACGACCTTCTCGGCTTAGTAATTTCATTATTTGCTGCCTAGACTCTATAAATCCACTATACGGCTCAAATCCTAAAGATATGTAATTTTTAGACGTCCATTCAAAAAGATCTTTTTGCTCATGCATTACTGTATAAGGAGTATGTTCATTATACATAAAGTCAGTCTTGTAAAAGTTTTTAATGAAATATGAGTCTGAATCTAACATTACGTAATTTTCACAAACGTTAAGTTTCCAAAAATTACTCTTTACAATTTGCTGCGTCTTCCAATCCTGTTGGTTAATTTGATATATATCTTCATCTGCTATTAAATTTACGTAAGATGTGTCAATATTGTTTTTAAATAAAGTTAATTCATTAGACGGGACAGAAATATAGTATGGCAACTTATCTACATTATACTCTTTAATTGATTCAATTGAAATTTTTAGTCGTTCTAGATCTCCAGAATAACTTTTAGTATATAACACTATATTATCCATTTATAAAACTATTTGTTTAAATTTACTTATAACCTCTGGAACACTTATACTAGTAGTACAATTTTGATCATAATTTCGTTGATAATAGTAACGATTTAAGTCTGTGCTTATAACTTTATGTATTAAATTATAATCATATATTTCTTCGGCACTTGTACACGTAAACAATGCTATACTAGGCATATGTAAGGCAGTTGCTATATGCATTGGTAAACTATCACCGCATATAACTAATTTATGTGACGCAATATCAGCGATATGCTCTTTAATTGAATTTCGAGTTGGCAGTACATTAACTATATAAGATTGTGCCTGTAATATATTAATTAGCTCATTGTAATATGCCCAATTTTTATTAGGCCATTTATTACCAGCAGTTGGAGCGATTGCAATATCTCCCGATGTAATCGAATCAGATGCGTTATATATTAATTTATTATATCGTTGGCCTGACCATTCAATATTAAATACTCCAGACAACATTTCTTGAAATGTCGCTGTATTATAGTATTTTAACTTATTTGCATCTTCTATACCAAACTTGCTCACTAAACTAATATCAAACCATTTCTCGTTAGGTGCAGAATATGTAACTGTATCATTGACTATGTAACAGCCTACTATATTTTTATATTGAATATGCTGTAAATTTAGTAATAAAGAAACTTCTTCTTCTAACGAATATACCGTTTCAAATTCTATATTTAATAAGTCGTCAAATGATGTAACTATAGTAGCTAAAGTATCATTAATTAACGGTATACATATTGAATCAGTTAACCAATATACATTATACTGTGACGCTAACGTTTCTAATACGAATGTAGTGCGAAGTACATCTCCAGCTGCTCCAGTCTTAATTATCAGTACATTTTTCATTTATATATAGGCTTAACAAATCCAACTTCATCATGCTCAGGTAGTCGTCCCCACTTTTCAATAAAGCGTTGTCTAGATCTAGCTTCGTAATTAATTTGTTTAGTAGCTCGTTTCAATTCATCATTCATAAAATGTCCGTTATCGGAACGACTTCCAAAATGATATACAACTGAAGATCCTATTAATGGAAATTCAAATCCTGCGATTTGCATACGAATAAATAAATCCATATCGTCAAAAGCTAATGGAGTGAATATAGGATCATTACCTCCAATTTCATCCCAATCTTTTTTTCGTACCAAACCACTTACGCCCTCGCCTTTACGTATCACAACTTCTTTATTTAGTTTAGCAAACTCATCGGCAAACTCTATAAAATAATTCATATCAAAGTTATGATAAAATTCACCAAATTCGCTATTAGGTACAATCAGCGTACCCGGACGGCTCTGCTCTCGAAAAACATTAGGTTGTATACGATGACTCGATACCCATAATTTTTTACCTGGGTTTGAGTCAAATACCTCTAAACAGGCCTTATCCCAATTTTTAGAGACTACAAAGTCTGCATGTAAAAACATAATATACTTTGTACGCACTTTATCGGCACAAAAATTCATTCCTTGTCCAATACCTTTACGTTCATCTTCATTATTATGCTCGATATAATATTCTAAATTATATTCTTTTCCATGCTCATGTAGCCATTGATCTGTACCATCTGTACAATTCTCTGCAAGTACGATAAATGGAGCATCTTTATAATAACTGTACTTCCTAACAGATTCAACTGCTAGCTTCAAATAAGGTAAGTTATTAGACGTTCCTATACAAAAAGTAATTGGATTAAATTGTATCATAAAATTTATTTTGTAATTCTTGTTTAGAGATTTCTTTTATATGGTGCAAACATAATTCTTCTTCATCAGCTGGGATGCTAGATATAATATCCCATCCTGATGGCCTTTCATGAACTGCTCCAATCCATTTAATTTTAGGACTTCGTTTATATATACGAAGCTGATAATCTGGCCAATTAATTCTTCCTTTATCATCTTTAATCCAACCCCATTTTTGAATATGTGCATCAGTAATTCCATTAACAATATTTGACCTAGGGACTGCAATACAATCTACATTTCTATTGATTGAAATGATTTCTGGAAGAATATCAATTAATTCCTGATCAGGCATCTCATCGGCATCAATATTGAATATCCATTCGTTACTACATTTTTCAGTTAAGAAGTTTTTTTGAGCTGCAAAATCTTTATTAAGTTCCCGTTTAAACAACTTAATATGATTCATAACTTCGTGTTCTTCTAAAATAGCTTTAGTTATTGGATCTGTAGAATAATCATCTACAATTACAATCTCATCGTTATCTTGTTTATTCTCTATAATGAAGGAGATTAATTTTTCAATACAGTCTCCTTCATTATGAGTCATTATAGCATAGCTAATATTAGGCATCTTCTACTTTTTTAAGTTGAGGCAATTCAATTTTCTTTAACTTAGGAAGCTCAATTTTTTTAGGCTCTTCACTACCAACTTTCTTTAACTTAGGTAATTGCAATTGAACTTGTTTTGGAATTTTATCAATCCATGGCGTAATTAAACTATCCAACTTCTCTTGCATTTTACTTAAAGAAAAATTATCTTTGATGTATTTAGTAGTTTTGCGAGACTTCTCTAAATAATTTTTATAATTCTTAAATATATCACGCATTATTCCAATTACATATCCATGTTCAACTGACCACCATTGAGAATCAGTTAAAATTACTTTATCCCATGATGCCGACGGATGCACATTGGTTAATGTACCCGGAACTAAAAAACTAGTGTCTTTATCTAAAAAGTCAAGATGACCTGACCAGTTAGACGCGATAATAGGCTTTCCTGTAATAGCAGCTTCCATTAATGGACGACCAAAACCTTCTCCTTTAGTTAAAGAAACGTGTACTTTTACTTTAGGATGATTATATAAATCATTCATTTCATAATCAGTCAAGTCCCCATGTACTATATAGATATTAGGTAATACTTTTGTATCCATAGATTGCTTAATAACATCAATCTTCTTTTGCAAAGCATCCCTGTCGACAATACTAGGCTTACCTCCTGAAGTTTTAAGTATTAATGCCGGGGCATTAGTTTTATTTTTAAACGACTCTAAAAATAACTTAATAGTTAACGCTACATTTTTTCTATCCTCTCCAAACTGGCCAGGCAACCAATGACCTACAAATAAAAATGCAAAATCTTCTTTAATTTGATCCATCAACTCTTTAACAGTGTCAGAACTAATTGGGGTATTCTTATCAAAGATATCTAAATTCAAACCTTCAAAAAGAACTTCGATAGGCTTTTCACACCTTAAATGGCCTACTACTTGATTAGTGTTTGAATCTCGTTTTTCATAGGAAGTAGATTCAAATACTGACTTTGCGTGGTTTGATGATACGAGAACTAAATCCATTCTATTCATTCCTTCAATCCATTCAGGACTGCACAATGTAGTTTCAATACCAGCAGTAACTCCTATATTAAGTTTGCCTACTTTTTGAAATTCGTTAGGAACTGTTACTTGCATATAAACGTCAGGCTGTTGATTCAACGGGCCCATTAACATTCTGCTAATGATATCTTGATCTTCATTAGACAATGCGTTCATAGGAGTATCGCCCCAACGAGTTGACACAATTTTAATATCGTATTTTTCGGTAGCAATTAATGCTCTTACTAAATCTCTACTACGCTCTCCATATCCACTACGCGTAGCAATTGGAGCTTGAAATACCAATAACGGTTTACTCATAACTTATATTTTAATCAATTCAACTTTAACTCTAGGATTCCAATTAGCAAAAGCAGTATTCATATCTTTTGTGAATCGCTCGCCCATTGACTCTGCACTCAATCCCGTTTCTTTTGAAAGCATCCATTCTCTTCCAACTTTACCTCTACGCTTTCTTTCCGTACGTTCTCTATTATACCATGTTTTAAGAGCAACGGCACAATCTCTAAAATCTGCAATGTCGTCAAATATATATGGAGTGGGAGGAGATCCTTGAAGGGTTCTTACTGCTGGGAATACTGGCTCGACCCATTCTCCGTGACGTGTATATCGTTTAACTGCATTAGTCTGAAACTCATCATTATAATCATATTCAGTTAAGTAATTACCATCGTCATTCTTAAACCCACATTGATCTTGCATTCCGCCAGTCACATTAACTACAATAGGAGTACCTGCCATTACGGATTCTGCAGTACCTAATCCAAATCCTTCATTAGAAGCAATATTAGCAGTTACGTCTGAAATATTATACAAGTAATTAAGCTCTTTAGTGGATATAATTCGATTGCTAGTAAATTTAACTTTGTATGGGCATAACTCATTAATTACTGCTGGTAAATCCGTTCCATTGTCATCTACTTGCTCTGTGTGCATTAGCAACAAACACTTATCTGCTTTTTCTTTAGGTAAAGTATCACAAAACTCTTTGAATCCTAAAATCAAATCTGACGTGTGCTTTCTTCTAATATTACGAGCGTTATAAAATGTAATAAAGTCAATATCATCTCCAACTAACTCTTTACGAAACTCTTGAAGATCGTTCCATTCTGGATGATTCTCATCAATTGGATAAAATGCATTTTGATTAATACCATGAGGCACGTAAGTAACTTGCCAATCTTCATGCTTTGTATTTTTAAGAACTTGTTTAACAATGTTATACGTTTGTTTAGATATACACATCAATAAGTCACAAGACTCATAGAATGGTTTGTTCCAACGAGGATATGGAACGTCATCCCAGATAGTATAATAGAAAAGAGGCATCAATTGTCTCAATTCATGTTCCATTCCATACAACCAACCCCAAAATCTAGGATCAGTAAAATGCAATACTGCATCTGGCTTTTCTATATTAATAATCTCTCTTAATACTTCTGGATTTCCGTATCCACTAAATGGATACAATTTCAAATAAGCATCTTCCACACCTGTTTGTTGTGCAATGTCGTGAGATACATCTAAAACTTTACCTTGCTCTGGATGTTGAACGGCCGCTGCTAATTGTACCCAATCAAACTCTTTACAAGTTTGTAATACAATTTCACGCGACATCGTTGCAATACCAGAATGCATACGTAAATCATCAGAAAGTAATAGGATTTTCTTTTTCTTTGGCTTGTTCGGATCAACCTTACGAAGCTTTGGCAATTGTATTTGCGTCATAACCTTTATTGAATAATTTATTATAAATATGTAATTCTATTGAAAAACGGCGATTAATAGCAGTATTTGCAATATTTTGGGTTGCTTACATTTTGTTTTGCTGATGCATTTTTAATCGAGTACTTGGTACCACAATCAACGCATACAAACGTTGTTTTTTGTTCCATTACTGGACGCTCTAATACAGCTGTTTCGTTTTTCATTTACTTTTAAAGATTAATTTATCTATATTCCAAAATATTAATGCGCCAACAAACTGAAAACCTATTATGGTCCAGAAGTTAGACCATCCCCATACATCATGCATTAGCCACATACAGGGCCATGATACAACTATACCTAATTGCCATTTAGCATGGTATAATAAATACTGTTTAAGATTTTTCATTTACAATTACTACTGATTTGTTATGTTTAAGTGCCATATTAACTGCGTGTTGTGATCCTTTAGAAGTTGATGTGCTGTCAATAAAAGCAATCATCTTATCACAATATTTAGCAATCAATTCATTTCTATGAAAGAATTGAGAAGTATGATATGGCTTTCCGTAATAATTTTCATTCATTGCTGAATATAGATTTTTAACCGTATGAGCAGGATTAAATTCTTTGTATTTAACTCCTAACTCCAAAGCATATTTTTTTGCATATTTATCTGCGCCTGCACCGGCACCTCCTGATACAATTTCCAACTTATCTCCAAACGTTTGTTTAAGTTTGAAAATCATATCTCGTATTTTTCTTTTGTTCTCGTAGATTCGGCTTCCTACTATTGCAATTTTCATTAAATCAGGATCAGCTTTCAATCTAGCCATTACTTGGAATTTATTCATTTAATTCTATTTGCTTTTGGACACAATTCTTCTTTATCTGCAAACTCACAATATTTGCAATTCTTCAATCCTTTATCTCCTATTGCAGGATACTCTGCCGTTGTGTTATAACTGCCATCAGCATTAAAACAAGTAGACACAAAAGTATCAATATCCGTAGTCAATTTCTTTCTAGTTATACGACCTGATGCAGGAGCAAACTCTTGCACACGCTTTTGTGGATACATGAAACCATCAATCAACTTTCGCTTAACAATGAAATACTTAACGTCAATCTTATCTTCATCAAATCCATATTGTTTTGCAAAATACGATTTATATAAAACTAACTGAGAAGTTTTAATCTTATCAGCCTTAGCATATTGATTCCAGCCTTTTGTGCTAGTCTTAATATCAATAATAATTATCCGATCTTCTTCTATATCACGCAGTACTAAATCAATAAAACCATTCATATATACATGCTCATTAGACTCAGATGCTTGCACATACAAAGGCATTTCAATACCAACTAACTCATATCCTTTATTAGTAAAGTAATCAGATCTATGTTTCTTAACCCAATCTAAAATAGCAACGCCATCTTGATAGAATTCTTGAAGTTGAGTTGCATTAGAAAAATGTTCATGGTTGTTATCAATAACTGACATCATATAATTCTGAGTCATTTGCTCTTGCAAACACTCTGCCAAATTTAATTGGTCAGCTACTTTAATTGACTCGCGATACATGGTATTCAAATACCATTGAAGTACTTCGTGAAATGAAGTACCGAATACAGTATGAATAGAAGGACCTCCAAATCTAGTTCGATCTATATAATTTAATTTCCATTTGCGTGGACATGAACTCCACATTGCAAACTGACTATATGATATAGTCTTATGATCCGGGTTTTTTTCAGGAGCTACTGCTCTAAATAACTGACCTAACGCACTTATTGCCATACTATAATTAATTTTCTATAATATAAGAAAACCAATTGTATGTTCAATTATTTCTTTTGGATTTGTTCAGCTCTTCTTTTGAGATACCAAATGGCTTTATTAAGATCTTCTAATTCTTTTGAAGCGTCTTTCTTACCCGCTCGAGAGATATACTTAACAGCATTGCCTAAACAAAAGTCTAGATCCCAAGCTTCAATTACTTTAATAGCTTCATAAGGATTAGCTTCGCCACCGTAATGTTTCGGATGGTTAACTGCCTCTGTAGTCTTATTGCCTCGACCTGGCTGAATATGATAAATTAATTCTTGTTCCATATGGGTTATTTATTCTTTAATAGGTTTGTTATCTCTTTATCCGTTTTACCGTATAATTTCACTATTTCCTTTAACGATAACAGTCGATCTCCTGTATACAATTCTAAGTATTCCACAGCTTCCTTCTCTGAAATTAAGAAGTGCTTTGACAGTAATTCCACCAACTCAGGATTGTATTTAGATTCTTTACTGCCTTTCACGTATTTATTAAATTGACGCTGTTTGGGTAAAAAATCTAAATACAACTTGTACACCTCAGCTGGCGATAAATATCCAATTGTATACTTTTGTAATTCATTAACAATCTCAATCAAATCCATATTCATAGATAACCATCTGTTTATCATAAACGGAGTGAATGATTTTTTATCTTCATCACTCAGTTTACTCCAAGCAGTTTTCTTATCTGTAATATTAGATAAATGATCAAATATAGTTGCTGGCTTACTCATTTGGAATATCAAATTCTGCATTAATGTTTCCACACGCAGTGCACATGAAAACTTGAATTGGTACTATTTGGTCTTCTTTAGCTCCTGTCAATAGTTTGCTAATCTTCTTAAATTTCATAGCCGGCATAAAGATGTCATTATCACATCCTTCAGCGTCACATACAATTGACTTTGCTTTTGACAAATTAATTTTTTGTCCTTGTTGTCCTGGATTCATCTTAATATAATTCGTTAATAATTTTTACAAACATGGCACATACATTAATTTCCTTATCAACTACCATAGCATCTTGATACTGCGCTTCTGCAATAATTAATATAACTGAAGCTATATGCCCTACTGCAAACAAATCTAAATTGTCATACAAGTGTCTATACAATGCAGTGTAATCTTTTACATGGCTATCTGCTAACAGCTGGCGAATTGAAGTAAACAATTGCTTCTTATCTTTAATAGTCTGCAGCATTTCAATTATCTTGTCCATATAATTGGACTCAATTAATGATTGTTTATCAATAGTCAATTCCCCATTTACTACTTGACGCTGACAGGAATTTAATATACGTCTAATGTCAGGATATCCAGCATTAACAATACTAACCAAATCTTCAGGTTTAGCTGTTACATTCTCTTGCTGCAAAATCATATTCACTCTGATAGCAACGTCTTTCTTACTAGGAGGAGTAATAGCAAATACCTGACAACGGCTTTGGATAGGATCAATAATCTTTTCTACATAATTACATGTTAAAATAAAACGAGTAGTCTTACTAAACGTTTCCATTAAATTACGTAACGCTGCTTGAGCATTAGGAGTTAAGTAATCAGCCTCATCTAAGATAATCAACTTCCATTGACGGAAGCCAATAGTCGAAGCAAAGCTCTTAATCTTTTCTCTTACTGTATCTACATTGTTTTCGTCAGATGCATTAATATACATTAAGTCACAATCAATGTTTTTTGCAATTAACTTTGCCATTGTTGTCTTACCTGTACCTGCAGACCCATAAAACAATAAATGAGGTACGTCTCCACTTTCAAGATAAATTTTAACTTTATCTACAATGGATTGATTACCTACATATCCTTCTAATGTATCAGGGCGATACTTCTCTACCCATAAAGTGTGTTCTGAATTTCCAAACATTTGTTATTTTTTATTTAATGTGCGAATGATAAGTTCCAATGAGCTCATCATAGTAGACAACTCATTGGAAGCTTTCTCATTATATTTATTCTGCAATCTAGAAAATAGTTCAGTAGCTAATTCTAATTCTGTGAGCTGGGGCTCTGGAATGCTTTCAACTACTTGAACTACTTCTGTCTTGCTTTTTTTAACCTTAACAACTGGAGTATCTTCTTTAATAATCTCCACAGGTTTCTTTCTGGCCATTATTAAGCGATTGTCAATTTAACCAAATAATATGTCGAAGAGTAATCTGCATTACTAAAAGTAACACGCGCCAATCCTTTAGAACTTACTTCTAACAAACCAGTTGCGTCTGCATTAGCTACAAGAATTTCTTTAAACAATTTAGCTGAGAAACATACAGTTTCCATATCAGCTGTCTGTTTAGTAGCTGTATTAAACACAATACGATTTGTATTTACACTTGAGTGATTGATAATAATTTTAGTCTCACCATCTTTGCTTTCTACACCAAAGTTATCAGACTCTGGCAAAGCATTTTTAGCTTTGATAAAAGTATTTGAAAAGTCTTTATTAAGTTCAATCTGAACCTCAAACTCTGGCAATGACTTCAAATTAGGCACCTGACGGATAACTGATAAGTCAGCTAACATATAAGTTACATTTGCAGAAGAGTCTTTGAAGTTTACTGAATAAATCTTCTTATCTACCTCTCCAAAGCTAATGTCAATCTTTTCATCAACTGCCGTTAACATTTTCAATAACTGAGAAGTAGCGTATACGCCCAACTCAGCATCATTTGAATCAAATTGATTTAGAGTTACTTCTCCAATTACATTTTGATCTGCACTAATAAACTTAGTATTAAGAGTTTTATCCTCTACAACCAATTTAGCGCTATCAGTATTACCTGCCAAATAGTAACGATTGACAAACCCGATAAATTTACTTTTTTCCATTTCTTATTTTGTTTTATATTGTTTTTTAATTGCTGTATACGCAACAAACATAGTTAGTGCTATCAAACTTAAATTTAATAGATTTGGGTGCCAATGCTCACCACATACGCCTAAAGCGTGATAAATGAAATCTTTCATAACTTATTTTTTCTTTAATATATGTAAACCTTTTAACTATTCAAAATTAATATTGAGCTTGTTGTGCAGGTTGATTATCCTTTTCATTTGGAATATCTACAATAGCACATTCTGCTGTCATAATCATTGAAGCTACTGAAGCTGCATTTTGCAAAGCAATACGAGTCACCTTAGTAGGATCAATAATACCAGCCTCAATTAAATTTTCAAATTGCTCTGTCTTTGCATTATATCCATAATCAGCTTCACCGGCCAATACATCTCTGATAATAACAGACCCTTCTACACCAGCATTAGAGCAAATTTGACGAATAGGAGCTTCAATTGCCTTACGAATAATTTGTACACCAATTCGCTGATCTTCATTTTCAACAGTCATACTATCTAAGTTTTTAGACGCTCTAATCAAGGCTACCCCTCCACCTGGAACAATGCCTTCTGCAATAGCAGCTCGAGTTGCATGGAGCGCATCATCTACACGATCCTTAATCTCTTTCATTTCAACTTCTGAAGAAGCTCCAATATAAATAATTGCAACGCCTCCTGCTAATTTAGCCAAACGCTCTTGAAGCTTTTCAGTCTCGTAATCAGACTTTGAAGTTTCAATTTGATTACGAATTTGATCAACGCGTTCTACAATTGCATCTTTATCACCAGAGCCATTAATAATTGTACAATTATCTTTTGACACAATTACTTTCTCTGCCTGACCTAAATGACCCAATTCAGCATCTTCCAACTTAATACCTAGCTCGTCTAACAATACAGTACCTCCAGTTAAAACTGCAATGTCTTGAAGCATATCTTTTCTACGCTCACCGAAACCTGGAGCTTTAACAGCACATACTTTCAAACCAGCTCTCACTCTATTAACTACCAATGTAGCCAAAGCTTCAGCTTCAACATCTTCTGCAATAATTAAAAGTGGACGACCAGTGCCTACTGCTGATTCCAAAATAGATAGGAAATCTTTCATAGCACTAATCTTCTTATCGTAAATTAAGATTAATGGATTTTCCATTTCTACTTCCATCTTCTCTGAATTAGTTACAAAGTAAGGAGAAAGATAACCTCTATCAAACTGCATACCTTCTACCGTTTTAATTTCAGTGTCAGTGCCCTTAGCTTCCTCAACTGTAATAACCCCGTCAGTACCAACTACATTAATTGCTTCTGCACTCAACTTACCAACTACTGTATCGTTATTAGCTGATACCGTTGCAACCTGCTCAATTTTGTTAATGTCATCACTAACAACTTTAGATTGCTCACTCAACCCAGCCACTACACTAGCAACTGCCTTATCAATACCACGCTTCATTTCAATAGGATTGATTCCAGTCTCTACTGATTTAATCGCATCAGTTAAAATTGCTTGAGCTAATACTGTCGCAGTGGTTGTGCCATCACCTGCTTCATTTGCTGTCTTACTAGCTACTTCTTTAACTAATTGAGCGCCCATATTCATCAATGGATCTTCCAACTCAATTTCTTTCGCAACTGAAACACCGTCTTTGGTAATTACAGGTGCTCCAAATTTCTTTGCAATTACTACATTACGACCTTTTGGACCTAACGTTACCTTCACTGCGTTTGCCAATGCATCGACTCCTTTCTTCAATCCGTCTCTGCTGTCTGAATTAAAATACACTTGTTTTGCCATAATTATGATTCTTTTGGTTCTTTATTTTTTGATTTTTTAGATTTTTTTTCGTCTACTGGTTGAATAGCGTCAAAGTCAAAATATTCATTTCGTACTTCACGTGCTACATTCATTACATTCTCTCCGCCAAACTTTACATAGAATGGTCTATATCTTTCATATACTTGAATTGGGTCAGGAGAATTAAACATCTCTTCCATTGATCTCAATATTTGAATTAGATCATTAGGAATCAATTCTGCTAATACTTCCAAAGGACAGCTATTAACTAAATTTTCAACATTCTCTGCAGTGTATACATACATATACAAATTATGATATGTTAATCGAGTAACAGCTTCTGTTGAGTAATTCTCTACAATATCCCAAGTTAAATGAGGTACGCCTGGATGATCAATTAAAGAAGGAACGTGACCTGTCTTAGGATATCCTAATTGACTGCCATCCTTAGGGAAATACAACATATTAAATACTTGATCTTTCCAATTAGGACTCCATACCATCTGACCAAAGATTGGATATTGACCTGGGGACGAACTATCAGTGGATACTGTAATTCTATTATTCGTCAATTGGTTCATTAACTTTTGCATTTGCGCTAAAATGAAAAAGTCAGATACTTTAGAAATTCCCAATAAGTGAACCCAAGTATTGTTTGTCTTTTCAAACTCTTTCTCTTTCAACATCAAAGCCAAAATATACATAAAGTCTACTAATCGTCTAGAAGATCCAATACACCAACCTCCAAAGTCTAAACCTTTAACTGTATTGTACCACGTGGTAAACTCAACAGGATTTGAACCTTGTACTACATTTAAGAAATTAGTCTTACCAGTTTGTTTCTTTTCAAAATATTTGAAATTGTCTAAACTAATATCTAATGACTCTTGAAAGCGACCTTCATAAGTCACACGAGGAGGAATATCAATATTAGCTGCGATATCTGAATTGTGTTCTAACCATTCAAAAATTCTATCGCGCAATGCCATGTCCCATTTCAAAGCACCAGTTGCAATTTGGAACCCACCAGAGTCTCCAAATACTAAAGTGTCTTGTAATCCCCACGTTTGTCGGATATTATCCTTTTTGTATAAGTGACCTGCGGTCATCAAAAAGTATTTATATCTCCATTTCTCGGGCACTCTGTCGTCCCAAAAGCGATAAGGCACGCCAGGCGCGACTTCCATATCTTTCGTTAAAGGCGATGCATAAGCGCCCGAAGATAACGAAGGAAAGTAAACTAATTTCTTTGCTGTCATATTGTCTTTAATATAGTAAATTCTTATTGATTATCCAAATATTTCTTCTAAAATTTCTTCAGAGTCAAAATATTCTTTTGTTAAATATTGAGTATGTAATTCTAATGTATGCCTATGTCTATCGTAGTCTGTAATTAAATTAGTTATCATCTCTGTTAATTGCGGAGCATACATACAATAATTTAAAATGCTAGAAGTCCAATGTGCTGGATATCTAAACTCTTCTGGAACTAAATGCGATATACCGTCAATGTCTGGCACTAAAGGTATAGTCCCTAAAATACAACACTCATAAATCTCTTGACCTATTGTCGGATGTGCATAAGGTAACAATGCAATCTTTGCCGGCGCCAATTGATTTAACCCTTGCTCTTTCACCATTTTGCCTTTCTCTTGAGCAAATATAACTTTATACTTTTTAAATGCTCTAATAAAGTCATACAATATCTTTTCGTGCAATCCATATTGATTTTCCCAAGGATACACAACGAGGTCTTGTTTAAAATACTCTAACGATTTATCTGCTAATGTCATTGTTAAATAATCTAATGGAAATTTGCAAGTGTGCAATCGTTTAGGAAATACATTTTTAGACACGTAAATTCTAAACTGTTCTTTATGATAATCGTTAATAAAGAAGCTTTTATCCAAACACCTGAAGCTTGATCTTTCAAAAACCTTTCTCCAATTCCTATCTTCCATTGGACGATATATTGGATCTGTATTGAGATAGCATCCTCTAGACCATAGCCCAATCATTTTAACTGGACGATTATATAATTCAGACCAATGTTTTATTCGAATAGTCATTCCCGTCCATGAATTAGGAAAAATAAATACATCTTTATCTGTAATGTATTTAGTTTGAAAATGACTTTCCAGTTTAGATATATTGTCTTCAGTTACTTCTTCTACTCTGGCATTAATATACTTAGCATCTACATATCCTTGTATAATAGAAGAAAGATGAGTTTCCCACCCATCCTCTTCTACTGTTAGTTTATCGACTACTACCCAGACGTTCATATCTTTTCCACTCTAGCTCCATTTTCTTGGTCTTCCCAAACTTCAACCCATTCACAATCAAAACGAGTTAAAATTTCACGAGCTAACATCTCACAAGATTGAGCTCCAAATTCTAAAGTTCTCATATGTGAATCAGAATATTGACTGGTTAAATAATTTAAGATGTCACGCTTAAACATAATAAACTCTACATCTCTGTCATCATGAAATACTTGTTTAGCTGCTGTAAAGTAAAACATATGTCTATGTCTATCTGCTAAAAATGCTACCTCTGGGAAGAGTTCAGCAGCTTTCGGAAAGTTATGCATTCCGTCTACTGCTAATTTTACTATTACTGTTGTTTTTGTATTCATATTTTAAAAACTAAAAAAGTCACTTACATTATCATTTTTTGGTATACGACCCCAATTCAAAGCATCATAAAAGTCTTGCAACTTATTCTCTAACGAAGCAGTGAATATTTTTTCATAGTCAATATACTCTTCAATCATTTTAACTATTTGCTCTGGATCTTCAAATCCTTTAATAGCCAAAGTATCTAATCCTAATCGATTATTTTTCAAATAAGTCCATTTAATTTTCTCGCCATCAACAATAGGTTGAGTACCTAAATTCAAATGTTCTACAATGTCATTGTAATTCAAAGCTGACTTTACGTGAATTGGAGTTCCTTTAGGCCTTGCAGAAAAGTATTGACCTTTTTCTTTCTTTGTCTTATACTTAGATAGTTCCTTAACACCTGTCGGAAACATTACATCCAATAAAGGTTTAGTTTTCATTCCTTCACGGAATGCCAACACTTTATCATCAATAACTTTCTTAACTTCAATATTCAATATATCAATCAAGATACCTGACATAAATTCTCGGAATGCTTTTGGGAAATTACTTCTTACAACATCCATTCCTTTAACATCCAACTTCCATTCTTTAGCACCATTTGTCAAATCCTTAATAGCTACCCCCTTCTCGGTGATAATTTTTTGAGCATATCTCTTTTTAGCAATCCATAAGCCTGACTCAGATACATACTCCTGCTTAATAGTTAAGAAGTGCTTATCAGAGTTTAAATAATGCTTTGCAAATTCATCCCAACTGTCATTGATATACTTTTCAACTATCTGAGAAGTTTTATAAGTAACGTCAATCTTTTCTTCTTTACTCATTTGCCTATTCATCTTATTTTCCATTAAGTCAATAATAGGCTTTGCTGAAAAGTAATTAGAGTCAGTGTCTACATAAATTACATACTCTTTATCAACACCAGTTTGTTTAGTAAACCATTCATTACCTTTCATCATTGCGTGACGAATAACTTGTTGACCTGTCAATGTAATTGATTCTGCATTATCCAAATCATGGAATCTAAATCCAGGAGCTCCTAATGCACCATACAAAGAGTTATTCACAATCTTCATAGTGTGCTGACGAGAGTCAAAGAATTTAGCCATTTCTGTATTACCTTCCTTACCATACTTTTTAGCAAGAGCTCGATACTCTTCCCTTTCATTCATCCAAGTCTCTAATATGGAAGGAATAAGACCATTAACTTCCGCAGCGTAAATAACTCCTATAGAAGACACAGTAAACTTATTATCTAATAGCCATTGACGCAATTCATTAACTGGCATTAATTGATGACTAGCTCCTGCTCTAATTTTAGCTGAAGTAGTTACATTTGCATTAGTCCAAAATGCATCTTTAACTGCATCCCAATTATCAATTCTACCTACTTTAGTTTCTGGAGAGATATTAAGAGTTCTGATAATAGAAGGATAAAGTGAACTCATATCCTCGTCAAATATCCATTCATATACACCAGGTATTGGATCTTTTACATATGCACCTGCAAAGTCATTACTAGACTCTTCACCTTCATGTTTTTCCTGCCTTCCTCTGTTAGGAGCTACAATTCCTAATCGTTTCATATAGGTTACACAAGCTCCATCTAAATAACGAGTAGTCATATACACATCTTCATAAGGAACGTGACCTTTATGACAGATACCTCGAGCCAAGGCTAAAAACTTAAGTTTATCATCTAACTCTACAACTAACTGAACGTCATTTACGTTATATTGAATAAACTTATCAATGTCTGTCTGGTATAAGTGATCTAACGTACCTTCAAACTCAATCTTACCTTTACCTAACTCTTTCATACAAATAGCATTAAGAGCATATGAAGATTCTTCTGAATAAGTAAACAGCTTATACAATGCCATGTAATCTAAACAAGACACTCCAGATATCTTAAACTTATTTCTATTTGGAAAGAACGTTACTTCATTAATAGGAGAAAGCGAGTCTGCATACTGCTTACCAGCTACCTGAGAGATTCGATTATAGATATATGGAATATCAAAGAAGTCAATATTCCATCCAGTAATGATAGTTGGTCTAATCTCAATATAATACTTTAAGAAAATACTAATCAATTCAAACTCAGTTTGAACTACTTCCAAAGTTAAATTAGCATCTCTAAATGGTTTTAATTTTCTCGTCTTATCAACGATAATAGCAACTGACTGCTTACCTACTCTATCATAAAATGAAATAGATGTCATAGGTTGCCATGGATTATCTGGAGTAGCAAATCCACCCTCAGTGCTAACCTCAATATCTATAAACAACTCACGATGACCTGTAGAAGGATCATCTGTTTCATAGTATAAGTCAATTAAGGTTCTTGTCTCTGCATTAAGATCACTTTCGTATATAAGACCTCTTTGCATATCTGATTCATCCCAATCATACACCTTATCAACTTTGTGACCATCCAATGCTACAAATTTACCATGA